CCGCTCGCAAAATGATACACGCCTACTTTTTTGCCAAGTTTCATAGCCTGTTGCATGAAACCGTCACAATATTTATCTACGAAGGTTGTTCCCTCCGTAGCCTTACAGATTACAAAGTCACAAGTTATATCCTTCAGATTGAGTCCTTTCTGATGATTGCTTATATCTATTCCGTTTAATGCCATTTTGATCTCCTTCCTGTGCGATGTCGCACATAAACAATAAGAGGACGCTTATTTGTCCTCAGAATCTTTTTCGTCTTTTTCATCTATATTAATCCGTTCTTCCACCTGCGATCTGATATGTTTAACCAGCGGCTGCAGGAAAGCCGGAATATTTACTCCCATGTCCTGAATATTTTCCAAAATCGAAATGATTTCATTGCAGATTAGCCACATTGCCACTACACATGCTATCAGGAATGTAACCGGCATCGGCTTTCCAATCGTTGTGGCTGCATATAGTAACAGTTCGTCAATTATTGCACCTACTACCACTAAAAGCCACATAGAAACTTTTTTAAAAATACCTCTTATGCTCTTATAGGAATTAATATCCTGCGACCTGTATTTGCTCGCCATCAAACCCGTAGCGTAGTCTATCAGGTTACATGTGACCAATAATATTACCGGCACCGCCAGAACACCCAGGAGAGCCGATATAAAGGCGAATACCGCCGTGAAAATTGCTTTGATATAATTTGCCTGTTCCATTTTCATATACCTCACTTCTTTCTTATTATATTTTTATGTATAAAAATAAGACCTGCTACGGTCTCGCTCTGATTTCCATATTTATTTTCCTTTCTCCACACATTAAATAGGAAGACGCATTAAATCGCTTCTACAGAAGAATGTATAAATCCATCTCCGGATAATGCTGTCATTCTTGAATACATCGCAAGATTGCCACCCGTGATGGTTATTTTCGCATTGTCACAAACGGCAGTGTATGTTTTTCCGTCCAGAGGAACAATTTCTGCGACAAGATTATCCGAACTTTCATTTCGGAAATAACTCACAAGAAATGCTACGACACCATTCGGATTTTTTCTTCCAAACACCAAGAGTGATCCACCTCTGTATTGTCCGCCAGTTACATTGACGACAATTCCAGTTTTAATTTGTTTGAGAATTTTCGCCTTGCTATTTAATGTAAGAAGAGCACCCGTAACTGTGCCGTTTCCGATGCCGGATATATCCGTATTCCCCATCAATTTGTTTAATTTTGCAAGCGCATCATTAAGTTCTTTTCCTTGTCGGGCGTCAAGCACGCCTCCCTCTGCGGCAGTTGTGAGATTATTCACTACTTTGCAGAATGCTGCAGTACCAAGATCTGCAAACCACTTTTTAACTTTTCCCCACAATACAGGCACTTTGTCCCCGTTTGTTACATTTTCCCGCGTTCTTGCTTCTGTGAATACCGGCTCATCAGAGACATTTTTCAGCAGTGTCAGCATCTGTTCAATTATATCCGGGTTGTTATCAGCAACCGTAACAGTTGCCTCCAGTCCTTCTATAACCTCACCTTCAGCTACGGTAGTATTCCATTCGTTCACAAGATTTCCGGAGCTATCGGCTTTCTTTGCGCAAAAGACAAACCTGACAGTTCCCTTGTATGCTGCTACATTTCGGCTCAGCACCCACGAAAACGTTATGTAATCACCGCTTACTGCCATATCCTGAATCATGTAAGAGTCTTTGTTTCCATTGCCATTCTGGTAATTGATATACAGATGCAGCGTTGATAAGTCTATATTGTCACCCACGATTTTAGGACACTTGAACTTTTTTCTCTCGACATTTTGATCAGATTCAACTCCAAAGAATTTTTCTGACTCAGGAACGTATATTGATCTCGTATCTGCGTCAATGAGTAGTGTTCCAGATCCATCTATGCCTGCCTGAGCCAGCATTAAAGCTTCCTGTTCTGTCATTTCTGTAATACCTCCACTTCATTCGTAGTTATTTTATAATTTTTCTTCTGACCGATTACAGATATGTATATCCGCGCATAAGTAAGAATTTCGTTTGGTATGTCGCATACATTCTTGCCGTTGATTTCGTATACCGGTGCGGATTCTTTCACGCAACCAAATTCATCCCGGAATTTTACGATTTTTGCGCATCCATCCCAATCCTCATCAAAAGAAAAGGATGCTTTCAGATATCCTTCACTTCCCTTCACCAAGCCGGCAAATGAACATGTGCTGGATTTTTCAATTCTCTGTCCGTGTACTATAAATTCTAATCGTCTCATACAAACAACTCCTTATATAGCCATAATGATATAGTTAATACGCACCGGCAGTGAGTTTCCGGAATTATTGCGACCTGCGAAACATGCGTACCAAATATTATTTTGATACGTACAGCCTTCCACATGAATTCCATATGCAGCTCCATCGCCATTAGATATGGTTACGGTCGCGTTCACTGAATCACCATCGGCTATTCCGAGCAATGTTGCAACTTCGGCTGCGGTGAATAATGCCACTGAATCTTTCCCATTTGCAATCTGGACTACTTTCGAACCGGCGTTCATGCCAGTTATCTTCTGAATCAGATGATTCAGAGATGCGTAAATCGGTAAGACTGTATCGTTGTCTCCGTTCCACGGATCCCCTGCTCCAACCCACCAGTCTCCGTTCATCGGAGTCAGTGATGTTTTTGTTCCAGTAGCTCTATCTCCATAGACCAGCTGATAATAATTAACAGCCAACTGTGCCGCATTTCCGGCCGGATCTTTTCCCATGTAGTACGTGGCTCCTGCCCCGTAACTTGACGATGATCCATTGGTATCGTTGTATGTATCGATTATGCCTTTTTCAACATCAAAATTAACGGTACCTTCTTTATTTTTTATGATGCCTGCTATCACTGTGCCTAAATTTGCTGCAATTGCACTTAATACCTCTACATCAAGATTTTCTACCGACAGATAATGCACTACCCATTCCGATCCAGTCCAACGCTTTATAGGCTCGCCTGATGCAGTCTGCCATAGTTGATCGATCTCCGGTTTTTCCGGTGCTGTCTCTGATATCAATATGGCATCTTTCCCAGGCGTTCCGTTTTCTCCGTCTTTTACAGTTTCTACATGATCCCCGGTTCTATCTGTGATACTGATTGTCGTCACATTTCCGGATTTTGTGATGTCTACAGTTGGAGATATTCCATCTTCTCCCGGCTCACCTTTCTCACCATCCACGCCATCTTTTCCCTTTGGGCCCTGGAATTTTCCCCACCGGTATCTCGTCGGATCTTCAGAATCAGCTTTTTCAAAATCTGCATACTGTCCCATGTATGTTTTCCCGACAGTATCTGTTGTCGAAAATCCAGTTTTTCCATCCGCACTGGTCGCATAAGCGAAATGCACATAACTCGTCTCTCCGTTCTCTCCATTTTTCCCTGGAATTCCATCTGCACCATCTTCGCCGTTGTCGCCTTGGAATTTTCCCCACGTATATTTCGATGGATCTGTACTGTCATCCAGTTCATAATCTGCATAGGTTCCAATATATTTGTTCGGCGTTTCCGTCATGTCACTGTATGATGTCGGGTTCGGTACCGCCGAATATTTCATATGGAAATATGTTGTTTTACCATCTTTACCCGCTGTTCCCGGAATGCCCTGCTCACCTTTTATCTTTACCCATGTGTACTGCGTCGGATCAGAAAGATCAGCTTCTTTCGCAAGCCGGTTCGTAGCGATTCCGAGATAATCTTTTCCGTAAGCATTGGCCGAAATTCCCGTTCCATTTTCATCATCTGCAAAGGCTGTCCACGTATAAAAATTACGATTCTTAGCGATCTTCTCAAATCGCTCTGCCAGCTCAATGACTTTTTCATCAATTCCGCTTTCCTGTCTTACATAGTCACCCAGCTCTGCTTCTTTCGTATCATTCGATTCCGAGGTCTCTAATTTCAACAACCTTGCAGTAAGATATGTATTATCGTCATCATCAACAATGGATACCGTATCACCTACCTTTACTCCATCCGGAAGATATAACAACTCAACCTCGTAGGTAACAGCTTCATCACAGATCTTCTTAAGGCTGGACACGGCACGATTGCACAATTCTGATTTTGATGTCGTATCGTACGTAAATGACTTCACGATATGCCCCACATCATTCTCTTTCTTTTCTGTCTTAATCTGATACCGGCTCCATTTTTCCAACGCTTTTTTGGACATCACATAGCTTCCAAATACGTGAAAATCACCGTCATCATATTTATACCCATCAAGTGTGATTGGATTTTCTGATCCTTCCGGTGTTCCGCCGGTACAGCGGTATGCTGTTGCAAGATCTGCGATAGAACTCTTGATTCGAAATCCACTAACCTCTTTACCAATGGTCAAAGTAACGCCCGAATCGCTCCCCCTCTTCTTGTACACATTGATGTATTTTCCGGTCACAGCCATATTCTCGACTTTGAAGCAGAATTCAATCTCAGCATTATCAAACTGCGTAGCTACGCTCAATAGCCTTTCCGTAGCTGTAGCTTCACCGTCCCAGGATAACTTTCTTGTAAGATTGCTTACTTCGTTGATCCCGATTTCGAATCCAGAATCATATGCAAATTTATTAATATAATGATCAATGCTATATGCTTTGTCTGCAGTGTATGTTCCAACCACTTCGTTCAGCAGGTCCAGTCCCGCATCTTCAGCATAGATGGATGCATCCTTTTGAATCGGATCTATCGTCGAATCAATAATCGTATAAACTTCTGCCTTACCGTCGTCTGCGCTCTGTTTTAAGATGAAATTCCCGACTGCTGCAAGCTTCTTCACATCAACTTCCTGTTCTTCGTCCTCATCCGGATTTACAAAATTGTAATCCAAATTACATTCGAAAATTGCTACACCTTCTGATATTTCTTCTGTCTTTTTATCATTTGTAATCATTAGTCCCTTCGGCAGTCCGGTAGATGCTGATCCAAGAATGTTCATTGCCCTGTCAGCAAAATATATGATCACAAGAACACCTCCCTGTACTTCATTCTAAACGTCGGTTTCTTCGCCCAGCTGGAGCACAGGCATTGAACCTGATTAACTCCCGGCTTCAGACAAAATGTTTCCCAGTCGTTACCAAGAGCTCCCAGATCCGGTTTCGGCAGCCCATTCATAGTTACCGAGGCTTCTTTGCAATCAGCAACAACTTTGCTGGTTCGTGCGAATTTATTCGGTACGTCTCTCCATTTGTCTACATGCAGCTTTTGGAACCAAAAATTATTGATTCCGTTATATGTCAGATATCTGCTGCCGGATCTGTTTCCCCATTGCTTAATCGCTATCTGTATTTTGGTGCATTTCATGTCCTCGATCTCCGGTACTGTAAAGCTTGGGTATCCACCCCAGTAGAAGAATGTAAGCTTGCTTCCTTCTTTCTGGATATCACAATGTCCCCAATCCCAATACCAGGGGTTTTGTGTGTGCAAATGGCTGGTCGTATATCCATACGTTTTCAGCACTTTTCCCGCTTGGTGATCCGTATCTTTTTTGTTCGGGTTATAGCATACCAGCTCATAGCGTCCTGTATTTCCTGACATATCTGTCTTATACCAGTTCACGCCGCAAATCAGCTTATTATCCTCCGTGAGAAAATTGATACACATTTCTCCGGTCTGCCCCATCAATCCTGCATAAAACAAGATATGGAAATATGCGTAGAAATTTTTACATCCACTTTTATCTCCATTGGAATCTGCCGGTAAGATAACTGTCCTGAGACCTCCATTCGCACCGCCAACCTGCGTCCCTGCTTCTTTTAAGCATAGGAATTTGTTATTAAACCAAGTTGTCGTTCCAAGTTTTCCTTTCGCTCCATAGAGCGGATGCATATAATCTGTTCCGGATGTATCATCTGGTGCATTGAAAAAGTCCTGTAGCGTTGCAAGAGTTTCATTCGCTTTGTAGTTCTCTCCGTCTGTTTCCTCAATGCTACCAAATTGCAAAATATGTTTATCCTGATCAACGAATCCAACAAAACCGTTCTCTCCATTTTCCATCACTGCTTCGAATCTTGGGTGTGCTTTATAAGTCCCCTTGTAATCAACAACAAATGTTGTTCCATCATCTGCAGTCGGTATAACCTCGTACTCTTCCACGGAATACTTAAACGGATCTGCGCAATAGAACTCAATTTCTGCAGTAATCGCATTCCTGCCATGCGGCACATCACCGGCATTCACCTTTGTTCCGACATAATACTTATCCGGTTCATCCAGGAAGATCAGCTTCGCTTCTGCCACATCAAGTAATGAATTCAATTTGTTATACGCATTCCGGAATTCTGCGTTGCTCTTGGCAATCAGTTGGTACCCGACAGTGATGGTCCTCGGCTTATATCGCTTTCTTCGATATCTGGAGCCATCCATGATCTCTGTAGATAGATCTGTTATTTCTGTTTCGATCATTTCCCGGCCGGACACATACAGTGTCCGATATCCGGGAATTACATTTTCAAAATAGACTCCGTTAAAGTTGAGAGCTTCGGAAGGCAGTATCTGCTCTTCCTGTCTCTCTGTAGTGTCCACAAATTTATACATATCTGCCCTCCTTATCTCATGCCTTTCTTCCTTAGATCTCTTTTCTGCTGCTGTTCAATTTCTTCTTTGGTGTATTTCGCTGTTGCCTTCGCCACCTGTCTGCCGTCTACTTCAACAGGGACGTAAATGGTATAGGTTTCGTTTCTGGTGTAGTCATAATCATCATTCAGATCTTCGATGCCGATTCTTAATCCAGCTCCAATTTCCGGAACAGGAACTAAATCCGGAATGTCTACCAGTTTCCATGCTGCCTTTTTCGCATCTGTGACCCTATCAGAAATTCCATTTACCCATCCTTCACCGAAATAGCCGCCAAGCTTATCTGCTACTTTTGACGGACTATGGATTTGTGCCTTCGCCCGGATTGCCGCCTCTGCTGCAGCTACCAATTGTGCCGCAACAGATCTTACACGCCCAACCTGACTTGCCATACCATTTGCAAGGCCTGCCCCTATATATACACCGCAACTGTATGAACCGGATCCGGCTGATCGCATTGCTGACACTGTGGATGTAGACATAGATCTTGCTGTGGATATTGCTCTGTTCATTCCATTGCAGACTCCGTTATTGAAGTTATTTCCAACAGCATTCCCGGAGCTTCTTGCTTTTCCTTCTGCGTTTGAAAATTGTCTTACCAATGTATTAACTGCCGACTTTGCTCTACTTCCCAACGCATCCAGCCCGGAATTCACTACATTTACACTGGCTCGCATACTCGTGAGCGAGCTTTGAGCGCTTTTGGCATTACCGGCTATGGATTTCATGCTTGAATTGACAGACTTTAATGCTACCACCATTGCAAGGGTGCCAACTGCTCCACCCGCCATTGCAGCTCCAAATGCTACCACTACAACAGCTGATGCGCCCATTCCGGCCGCAAGACCTAATGATAATGCTGTTAAGGCTGTCAGTGCTCCTACCGTTGCTAAAGCTCCGGATGATACAGCAGGGAATGCAGCTCCCATCAACAGAAGTCCTGCCCCAGCTACCGTAAGACCGGCGCCAAGGGCCAGTGTGCCTGCTGCCAGAAGCAACACACCCGCTGCCGCAATCAGGACAGCTGCACCTACCACCGTAAGTCCGGCACCTACCACTACAAGTCCGGCACCAAGGACAATGCATCCCGCTCCGGCTACTGCAGCCCCAGCGCCAAATACGATCATGCCTGCTCCGAGGGTTGCGATGCAAGCCGCTCCCTGAATTCCATATTGCACAATGGTCGGAAGCACACCTGCTACTATGGCAAGCCCAACACTTGCCAGCAGCGCTCCAGTTGAAACCAATAATATAGCTACACCAAAGGCAACGAGACCTACCGCTCCGGCTGTCAATGCCGGTCCAAGTGCTGCTGCGCCAAGGGCAAGTCCGGCAATTGCCGCAACCATACCAACCATACAGCCTATAGCAAGCGGTCCCGCATTCGCCAAATTAACAGCTGCCAGTGATAATATAGCAATCCCCGCTGCCGCTATCAGGACAGCTGCGCCAAAGGCAATGAATCCGGTTGCTCCGGCCGTCATAGCCGGCGCTACATTTTTAGCAGCAACCATTAGTCCCGCCACTGCAACCGTCATGCTGATCAATACTCCTGCTGCCAGTGGTCCGGCTTGTGCGATTTGCACGGCCGAATATGCCAAAAGGGAAAATCCGGCCGCAATCAATGCTACTCCTGCGCCAATTGCTACAAATGCTTTTGCTGATTCTACGATAGTCCCTGACGATTCTTTGCTTGCAGTGCCTACCGCTTTTTCACCCGCTGCCACACCGAATAATTTACCTGCCAGTGTTGCTATTCCTTTTCCTGTCATACTTACAATTGCGCCCGCAAAAGTTTTTACACCAGGGGCAACTGCACTGACTATTTTAAAGCCTTTAAAAGCAACATATAATTTCGGTAACAGCGTAATTGCTTTTGCCACTTCTTTATCGTGATCTTTTAAAAAATCTGCAAATGTGGTCAACGCACCTGTTGCTGTTCCCATGCTTTCAGAGAAATTATCCACACTTTCCTTTTTTCCAAATGCTCCAGTAAGTTCCTGTACTTCGTCAATAATCGCACCAGCTGCCTCTCCAAAGGCTGTCCCTACCTCTTTTGCATCTGTTTTCAGCACGTTCCAGTATGGAGATATAAGTTCGATTGCTTTTGGAATTCCAACGGACAATTTGTCAAATCCCGCCTCCACCTTACCGGTCATCCCATTGATTGCATCAATCACTTTAGGCTTTGCGAATGTATCATAAAGCTTCATCATTCCGCTTACTGCAGATGCCTCCAAGTTACCCATAGCACCTTCAAATGTTGTTACGGATGTGGCTGCTTCTTTCGCCATGTCAGTCATACCAATGTTATTGATAGCCTGCCCGAGCATGTCTGCGGTAATTGCACCCTTTTCCATTGCTCCTTTGAAGTCGTTCCCTAATGTTGGATTCAGCTTAATCAGCTCTTTCCGTAAGCCTCCAGCAAGCTGCGGACTGGCATTAATGATCTGGTTCCAATCCTGCGCATGTAATGCCCCTGCCGCCATTGCTTGTGAGAACGCAAGTCCTACCGAGGAATATTCCTTTGCACCTCCGCCAAATACAGCAACTGCATTACCGACCGCTTCCGTCAACTTGTCTGCGTCTTTGATTCCATTTGCCGAAAGTGAGCCGAATGTACTCATAACATCCTGCAGGGAGAATACTGTTTTATCTGCATATGTTTTTAATGTACCTGTGGCGCCGGCTATTCTCTGTATTTCCGCTTCGGAATACCCGGAAAATCTCATAGCTGCCTGCAACTTATACATGGAATCCGATGTTTCTATCGTCTCTTTCGACAAATCACTGACTGAATTTGTCACCAGCGACATCGCCTTTCCACCGATTGCAGCCATTGCACCGAATCCAAGACCGCCGGTGAGAGTAGTTTTCAGATTATTTGCATATCCCTGGCATGATTTCATAATGGATGAAAAGTTTTTGTCCTGCGCTGATAATATTGCTTTTACACTATACGATTCTGCCATCCTCTCACTCCTCTCTATCCAGCAGTTTGGTTATTCCAGCAAACCTGGATGGTTTCCTTCGATTCTTCATTTTTTTCAATTCTTTATCAAAATCAAAGAACTGCCGGAATCTCTTGTAAACTGGTTTGGTCTTGCCTTTACCGACTTTCTTTTCTGCCTTTACCGCAAAATTCAAAAATGCCTGACGATGTTCATGTAAACTCTCGTCAAGCATCCGAAGCTCCAAAGCCTCCATCATAAGTTCATATTCCGCCAATGTCAGCTGATCCACCTGTTTAAATGACGTGAAGCCAAAATACCGGAAGCAATTCCTTGCTACGGTTGTATATAGGTCTTCCTCTTCTACTGCTCCTGAGCTTGCCGTTTCTTCGCCATCTGTTCCTCGTACTCTTTCAAGATCTCTTTCACTGCTTTCTTGGTAGCATTTGTTTTTGATAAAAAATCTTTTGTTTTCTCCATGAGCTCATCGATGTCTACTTCTTCCGAATCAATGTAAGAATCTAACATTGCCTTTGTTACTCTTGGATTCTCTCCCTTATTCGCCAAATCTAACAGATCTACCAGTGCATTCGGTTCCTGATCAACCACAACACTAGCGATCAGATACCTTGCTCCTATTTCTTTTGTGGTTCCCTGCATTCCCTGAACCGGAACTACGGTAAGCTTATTTGCTTCTCTTAAGAATCCCATCCCGAATTTAAACTGATATACTGTTCCATCAATAGTAAGTTCCATCATATTGTTTTATCTCCCTTCTGTGCGATGTCGCACATCAAAAAGAGGACGATTCTTCTCGCCCTCTTAAGCTCCTGTCTTCTGAGTGTCTGCAAATACATATGCTGCTACTTCCTGCTGTTCTGCAGTAACCGTTGCATAGCCATCTACGCCTTTTCCTTCCAGTCCAAATGTCAATGATAACTCAACATTATCCTCTGCATTGGATGTCTTATCGATTTCCGTAAGATATCCCTGGAAGTATTTTGCCTTAAATTTATCAGTCGAGCTTGCCTGCGGCTCTGCTAAGTTTACTTCCCAGATCTCCATCTTTTCGTCATCATCGAGTGCTGCTTCCAGCTCATCGATGAACTTATCTCCTTTTTTTAAAAGGCTTGATGCTGTGATTTCTCCTTCTGCTGCTCCCGGTGTACGTACTGTACCGTCTTTTGTCACTGTCGAATCAGCGTCCTTCGACTTTGTACGTTCATTTTCTGTCGTAAATGCAAGTGCTGTTGCATCATGATCTTTCTCTGTACTCAGGATACGGTACAGATATACGATCTTTTTTCCTGCTACTGCTTCTGCAAATAACTGCAGTCCAAATAACTTTCCGTTCTTCACTATTGTCATCTCCTAACTAAATTTATATCCCACTTCCAAAATTCCCATAAGAAGCGGCTGTTTCGTTGTATTATCCGGCGTAATTCTTTGTGTTGGTCTCTGCATATTCCAGGCATAGTGCGCTGTATGTTCGATAGACCTGCAGATCTTTTTGATATCTGCTAAGATACCAGATACCGTTCCTCTCTGCCGTATATTATCATGCCAGACTTTCAACGTCAGATTAGCCTCGCCGATAATCTCATTTTTTGTAGCCTGATCACTCTCGGAGCAATCCGCCAGGTAAACAAAGGGATACGGCGTGTCCTCCGGCGGTAAATCCGTGTCATACACACCAACTCCCGTATCCTCATATTTTTCTTTCAATGCCATCAAAACAGCACTGAACAATTCCTGCTGTGGATCCATCTTATCACCTCACAAGCTCCTTCATATCTGCCTTGAACTTTTCCTTCTGTTCTTCAAATGCAGGCTTTAAATACGGTTGAGCCTTCATAAATCTTGTACCCAATTCCACATACGCCCCATACTCTGCTGTTGACTCGACTTCTGCCGTTTTCCCACCATCTGTAATTTCCAAAGCAATTTTTTGTCTCAAATTTCCTGTATCAATTGGTGCATTCTTTTGTGCCGTTTTCTGCAACTGTGCACCGTTTTTTTTCACAGTTGCTTTGACTTTCGATAAATCCATGTTTTTAGTCAGTTTAGCCTCCAACTTTTCAAAGCCTATCAGCTTTACTCCCATCACATCACCTCCGACGCAACATATACCTGCTTCGTCCGAAGCTTCCTGCTGAAATCTACACCATATGTTTTATTCCCTACGCGAATCCTGTCAAACGGCTTGTCATAATGATTCTGCAAGTGAATGGTAAGGCTGCCTTCCTTAATTTCGGAATAGACAAGCATCATCGTATTCGTACCGGTATCCATGACTGAGGCAGACTTCATATCTTCTGATATCGTGTCCTCTCCGTAATTACCAGTAGCCGGATCATACTCTCCAGGGGTGAGTTTCTGGAAGTATATTGGTATGTCATATCTCATAGGAATCTCACCTTACCTTTCTTTGATTCTTTCTGATCATCCAGATATGCCCGGATGTCATCCATATATCCCGCAAAATCATTCTCCGACCAAGAAAGACTTTCTCCCTCAACACTGTGAGAGGAAAGTCCTTCCGAACCGATTCTGTTGAACCGTATGATTGACACATCCAGGATGATATAATTCATCTCTTCCGGAGGTTCCAATCCCCCGAGAAGAAAGCGCAGTCTTTGCTTGGTAGCCTTTAAAATCAGCAGTAATTTATTTTCCAAGGCTCCGTCTATTTCTTCCGGCAGTCCCAACAAGGTTTTCAGATCTTCAATCATACGATCCTCCTATTCTGCCGGCTCTTTATTTTCGGGTTCCTTCTTTCCGGCTTCTGGTGGTTTTTCATCGACATCTGTATCGGTCACATTATCCTGATCCTTTTCTACCAATTCGATCAGCGGAGTGTGCTGTTTGTTGTTACTGCCGGCCAGCTCCTCGATTCTTTCTTTGCTGACATCTACTCCTTCACGAGGGAAGATATCTCCCTCGTTATAGGAATGATCGTTATCATGGAGATCAATAAAATGCTTGATTACCTTATACATACTTTTTTTACCTCCTATGCTCCCGGATTAACCGTTACAGTCACATCACCGGAACGAACAGCTTTGTAGTTCTGATCACACTCAACTAAGGTGATGTGATGACCTGCTGTTGAAGTAATCTCTGATTCACCGTCCCACTTAGACCAGTTCTTAACATCCATGCCGTAAGTTACTGCTGTTGCAGCTGCAGCATCTTTGTACTTCCAGCAGTTTCTCATTGACATTAACTGCTCTTTCACTGTCAGCTTTGTGGTTCCTGCTTCTGATCCAGCCTCTGACGTTACGTTTAACATTCCTAATGTCTGTGTATCAGCTTCTCCTACAGAGATGTAAGCAATTGCATCCAGATACTCGCAGAACAGACGTAAGCCCATGATTGCGTAGTTATCCGAAATCATACGGTTGTATGTTCCTTCTGAGTGGAATCCGATAAACCCTGTCTCTGAATCCGTTGTGAATCCAAGTCCAGCTTTGGCAAACTCTGAATCTCCCGGATCAACATAATATGCAATCATGTTGTTGAGCGGTGTTGCAATTACAACATTCTGCGGGATCTCAGAAGTAACAAATACCACATCCGCTCCAAGGAAATTTGTCAGATACTTGAAGCCGAATGCTGTCTGCAGTGTAATATCTGCTGCACCGAGATACTTGTACACATCCAGAGTATTTACCCAAACAGCTACTCCGGTTGCCGTTCTCTTCATCTTCTGGAACTTAGCCACAACCTTTCCGATTGCCATTGCAACAGCCATCTGCCAAGTTGTTTCGTGTCCTGTAAGAGATCCGGCTTTTAACTGTGTGTAGAATTTATCAGTCACTACATTCTGCAGATCGGACTTGAACTCATCATCCGTATCCTGTACTGCCGTCTCATAACCTTTTTCCAAAATGGCTTCAAGAGATACGCCTTTACGATATTTTTCAATCTTGATCGTATCAAAAGGCTTTTCTTCTACTGTGTATCTGGACATCGGGATTTCTTCGCCTTCTCCAACATCCCCTGACTGCAGTTCACCTTTTACCGTTTTGGTCTTTAATACCGAATTGTTTTCCTTCCTGATCATTCTGGTAATTCCCAGAATATCTAACAGTGCCTTCAGGTTCTTACCGAAGGATGTGACAAAGTCAATCTCTCTGGCTTCTACATGGATCTGCGCTTCTCCTGTCAGGTTATTCGGTGCTGCAAATACCTGCAGACCTAATCTTCTAATATCATGCATGTTTCATACTTCCTTTCTTACCGAAATAATGTGATGTTCTCAGCAATCAGCTTCTGTCTTTCCGACGGATTCTTCACTGCTAAGATCTGTCCTTTTGTCATCGGTGGTTTACCTCCACCATTACCGGCTTTTGGAGGTTTTCCTTTTAAGGCATCTTTCACTGCATTCTGTACCGCTTCCTTGTACATAGTTGCAAAAGCTTCTACTGCTGCCTTGGTTCCATCTGCGTCCTCTGCTACTAGATTCATAACTAATTCATCCGGAATAGTGATATCCTCATCCGCCAGCATCTTACGTGCTTCTTTCGCCATGTCTGATCTGGCGTTCTGGCGCTTCATTTCTTCTAAAGCATCCTCTGCTTTCTTCGCCCGGTAGTTCGCCTTTTCTTCATTGGTCATCTGAGCGAGCTTTTCAGCCTCTGACACTTTATCGTCCGTCAGTGTCTTCCATTTGGTCTGTGCATTTGTCACAGCCGTATTAACTGCCTTCTGGACACGCCGGTCGAACTCTGACTGATTGCCTTCCAGTGCCAAAAACTCATCAAATGACATTGTTGTGTTGTTGTTATTTCCAGGATTTCCCCCAGCTCCAGCGTCGTCCCCTCCTTCGGATCCGCCGCCGTCTCCTCCAGGCTCTGTAAATAACTGCAGGTTGCTCATTGGAATTCTCCAGTGATTATTCATGTATTTCATCTTATCTATCCTTTCCGCCCCGCCCCATTCATTTAAGCCCAGGTCGTTGCATCTTGAATGTGTAGTTTAACGACATCCCGGTCACATTAAGTTACATGATCCGGACATACTCCGGAAACTCATCGGCGATCATGCAGATGCCAATGAAAAAGGAATCCACCAGAGTTTTTGACTTCTCCGATAGATTCCCATACTTTATATCCACCCTTCCGGGAGATATCTCATATTCAATTTTATCGTCTGTCAGGTCCTTTATGGACTTGATCAGTGTCTGTGCAAGTGCTGTTACACCGGCACAGACGATATCTGATCCGGAAACAGCATAATTTGCATGTCCGGATATCTTTATTTCATCCTTGCGGACGGTTACTTCAATCAAATTGCATCTATCCTTTCCGAGAAAAATGAGTATAAAAATACCACCAATCATTATGATCAGTGGTATTTAACCCCAAGCTACAATATCTTCTTTCGGGAAAGTGTTCTTTTCGCAATATTCTTCCAGACGTCTCAACGCATGTGCTGCATAGCTCGTATCATATCCGTCCGCTTTTTCTTCAATATCTCTTTCCCTTGTTGTTTTTCTAAAAATAACAATACCGTATTCTTTTGAATCTTCCGGATAATATCTGTATTTTACATCCGCTTCTGTAATTTCAATCAATTCAAGTCGCAGCATCTGTCCACTTCCCTTCTACAAATTATTTTTATTTTTGAACTCCTTTAAAGCTTTTTGATAATTATATTTTTTCTCTGCCAAACGGTGTGCTTCCTGATAACTCATATGTTTTTTATTCATCAACTCGTATTCCAACCGTTCATGCTTCAGCATTATCAAATCATGCTCTTGGATATTCTTTCCTTCACGCAATCTTCTGAACGACTCCGCCATATCATAATCTGGATCAAATCTTCGCTTTCCACCGTATAGTTCATGTTCTTTTATAAATACGTGATCATATACCTTGTTAATGCTCTTTTCCGACATTCCCGTATTATTCGCAATGGTCTTGACCATATTGTTCTTCTTGCTACGTCTCACAGATTCATAATATTTAATAGCGTGTGCATCTCTTTTAACATATAATGGATCATTCTTATCTGTAAGAGCTCCTTTCACAGCTCCTGAATTTATTATATCATTTCCTTTACCTTTTGCAATAGAGCTCTGATATCTTCCGGTGGAACTGCTACGTTTTAACGTCTTTTCCAACTCTTCTTTAAATATTTTTGCAAATTTTCTTGGGTTCTTACATGTATAAGCCTCTGCAAATGCTTCTGCAAATGCTTCACGTGCATCTTTACTTCCATATGATCCCAAAACGTCTACCAGATTACTTGTTTTTGCTTTAAATATGTCTCCATCAAAATACCTAAGTAAACTACTTTGGACAATATCATAATCCTCCACTGAAAAGTTTTTATTCAAGCTATCTGCTATATAGTGGCCATACTCATGTGCAAAGAAATGTATTTTATAGTCATCCGATTTTGAATATGTTATCAGTTTCGATGTTGGTTTGGATTCAATAGATTTCTTCATAAGTTTGATTGATCTTGATTTACTATAATACGCACCTGCTGCCGTTTTTCCATTTTCTTTTAAATCATCAACGACAGATATCGAATTTAGTTGCAATTTATTTTTATTAAAATAGCTTGCGTGCTTGGCTTCAAAATCCGAAACAAAGTCCGCATATTTGTTTATGATTTCCTCTGGTAGCTCAGTCGATGAATTGTTTCTAAACTTTATGCCACAAGATTCGAATTTCGCAATCGGATCTTCTTTGGCATTGGATTTATAATTCTTTTTTTCTATATCATTAAGGTTCTTCCTTATTTTCTCAATTTTTTCAGCAATTTCTTTTGCTTTCTTTATTTCATTAGCATCAGAACCATCAAACCCTTCTTCTACACTACCAAAATCATTTACAAACTCATCATAAGAATATCCTTCTGTCAGTTTTTCGAAATCTTTTTCATATTTGCTTAATTTATCAACCAATTTTTCAGATTCCATAGAAGCCTTCCAATCTTCGAAATTCAATCCATGTTCCTGATAGCTGTTTATCCACTCCTCATAAGCCTCATTATCCATATATGCTGCTATGCTACAATGGCAGTTCGGGTGCATTGGTGGAGCATTCTCTCCAGGCATCATATCATCTACCTTGAAATGCTTATCATCCAGCCCTTTGCAAATCGGACATACATCGCCTTTTGTGCATGCAACATACACATACTCATCAAAGCCGTTACGAATAAAAGACTGCTTCTGAGCCTCTGTCTGCACTCTTGCAAGCTCTGTCGTCATGAGCCTCTGCGCATTATAAGCACTGACACCGAATCTCTTCTCCAGATGCTTTGCAAGTTTCTTCGGATTCTGTCCTCTGATCAGTCCTGATGCAAGTAATCCTTCCAGCTCTGCCTTGAGCATGCCCTGATACATCCAAATACGATCCGAATATGTCGCATTCTTAAACGATGCATTCACAATTGCATGAGCGTATTTTTCATTCTTAAGAACGGACTTGCCAAGGATACCGGCTTGTCTCTGGAACTCTTTCAGTGTTCTGTCGGTCAGCTTCTTATCGAAATATTTCTGCATCTCATCAAATCCTGATACCATCTCAAGACCGATATTTGCCTTCAGGAGTTCCAACCGGTTCACCTTCATGGTCAGATTATAGATCCTCATCTCTTCATTTGCCCGATCGGAAAAATCTTTTGTTTCAACATATTTCTTTGCTTTCCGTTCATATGCTGCAATATCCAGCTTGCTTACTCTCTTCTTTGCCTCAGCCATCGTAATACCTTCTTTAGCAGCATATTTGGTATAGAATCCGTTGATTTCTTTATTGATCTCGTCCATCATATTGGCATAGATCTCTTTGATCTGACGATTATACTCAGCTTCTTCCTGAATATTATGTTTCTTTGCTTCCGTTTCCCGGTTCTTCCAGTACTCCTGGCTTGCCATCACCTGCACCTCCGAACATTTGTGTCATAACAGGATCTGTCTTGGCTTTTTCCTGTTCGCTCTCGATTTTTTCCATCTCATTCTGCACATTATCCACAACAGACAGTACACCAAGCTGTGTCTCTTGTGATACGATTCCATCCAAGTTGCCGGCGATCTGACTCTCTTCCAGTACGTTCGATGGAATATTCGGTGTGAAATGGTAATGTAGTTTCACCCAGTCATCTTCTTTCATTCCAGATACTGGATTGGAAAAGATTAACTTGTACCGTCGATTCATTCCGGACGTAAACTTTCTCTCCTTCGTCTTTGCCAGATTGCTCATTCCCTGCAGCTTATACTTCATGGCAATGCCGGAGCTTGTACCAAAGTTCTCATCTGAGATATTCGCAACCATGCTGATCTGGAATATTAATTTCTCCAAGCGATCAATCAAGTTCTCCTGTGTGGTATCTCCATTTGGTTTCTGCAGGAAGTCAACTATAACAGTATCGGCGTCTCCTTCCAGATTAATGATTCTGTTATCACGGATATGCTCCAAATCTTCATCTTCCAACTTACTTCCAAGTACTTTCATGTATGCGTCTGCAAAATAATCTACATCATTTGCTTTCTCGCTGATCGCTTTGTTATAAGCGTCAATCATCGAGATTGCCGGTTCGAAGATACATGTGCGCTCCTTGTTCTCCACATACTCTGTAGCCGGCACTCCGTCAAATCCATGTATCTTTTCTTCTTCCTCCCAGACAAGCTTTCCCTTCTGGGTAAACCACCGTACCTTGGTGTCATCTGATACACTGCCATGCAGTACATCATTCGAATCTATGTACAGTCGAACGAAATACCGTTCCCTGCACAGCACCGAATCATCGTAGATCACAAAAGCATCGAACGGTGTCAGATATGTAATCCCGATATTTCCCAGTTCATCCACGTAATACATCTCGTATCCTTTTCCGTAAATACAACAGATCTTCGACAGCTCCGCATTGTTATCATCCTGATCATTGTACTGATCCAAGAGCTCCACATATTTTTTGATGTTGCCTGCAGCATCACCATCCACAGATATCTTAATTGGATTCCCGATAAAATATCCGTTAAATGTATCCACCATATATTTTGCAAAGTTCACAGCAATACGATTGTCCGGTTTATACTCCGGCTTCGGCTTCTGGTGAAAAATCTGGTAGTCTGTTTCATACGCATCTTTCAGATGTTTAAACCGAAAGGCGCACTCTGCATTATGTTTTGCTATGAATTCATTCAGTTTGTTATCTGTCAGCTCTTCCTCTGACGGCAATCGAAATAACACTTTATAGTCCTCCTTTCAGGTTTCTGTTTAATTTCGGCTTAGCTTTACGCTCTTCCTCGATGGAATAACGCAGCATCGCCATTGCATCATCAAAAAATGGAACTGGTTCTTCCAGATAAGTGTTGGTACGCTCATCTTTCTTCCACTTCCATTGTTGTATTTCCTTTATGGTATTCACACAGGACGGATGTATGTGAATCCTGTGTTGCTTCAAATAGTCTATCTGAGCATGAACACTGTTTGTCTCTTTATTGACTCCTTTTGCCCTGTATCCAGCTTTCTGCCACATCTTGATACGGTCCGGCTCCGCAGAATCACACCACATCCTCAGTTTCTTGTTGAATCTTCCGGCGGCAAGCTTAATGATTTCTTCTGTATCCATCTCATACACATACAGTTCCTGGAAGAGATACAGATCTCCATCCTTGAAGCCTACCTCGCCGATACAGTTGGCATGGTTAAATCCAAAGTCCTGTGAGTTCACAATGTAATCATAGTTCTCCGGATTCTGGTCAAATTCTTCTATGACGTAATTCTTGAGGATAAGACCGGCAACCTCTCCCCATTCACCCAGACCATACACCAGATAACCTTCCGGATCTACTTCCTTACGCCGGAGCATACGTCTGTGATACGCTTCATCAATGAACCGGTTGTTCTCGTAGGTTGACTGATGCGTCAGTACATCCGGATCAACACGATCAAAGAACACTTTCTTAATCCAGTGATGTGATGACACCGGATTGAATGTTAACCTGATCTGGTAGAATAATCCCTTCGGCAATATACCTCGAAGTCGGTCATCGATGATTTCAAAATCTGACTGTGTAATCTCTGTGGCTTCCTCTATCCAAACATCGGTAAGCTTCCCGCGCTTAAAGGTAATTGATTTAAGCTTCTCACGTTGCTTCTCGTCATTTACCCCGCGGAAGATGATCTGGTTATGATTGTTCTTACATTCCAGGAGCATATTTGAAGTATTGATGTACCAATACTTCTTATAGCTTTCTCCGAACATACGAAAAATAGCACTCTGCAATTCTGCAAAAGTGCTATCTCTATTCGTTACATCTGCTTTTCGGACACACAAAAGATTACGTCCCGGATCATTCATCAAACGAATGATATAATTCTGTGCCGTGTCCATGCTCTTTCCGGATCCGGCAGAACCTTTCATCACGATGTAGCGTTTTTTACTGCGATCAACCTCTTTGAAACCAGCATTTGCTTCTACCTTTATTTTCATCCGGTATCATCCTCGCCGTAATCGATCGTGATGTTCAGGTCCATATCTACATCTGCTTCAACTTTGTCAGTGAACAATGCGTATCTCTTACCCAGGAGCTCTGCAGCCTTTAATCGTTCTTTTTCTGACGGGGATTTTTCCATCGTCCTCGCTTCGCTGCAGCCATCACCGGTTCCTTCAACTACAATTTCCTGTGCTGTGCTTTCTCCACGAAGAACAGACGTCAGATACTCAATTACTTCTTGTGCATCTGCGGTCTTTTCGTTGTGAATTTCTTCCATCTGCTCGGCTATATATTTTTGTACCTCAGCATTTCTAAGCAATCTCCCTCCGTTTGTCGCTGCCACGACATCACTTTTAACATTTTTGTAGACCGTCTTGTAAGCCCGGGTGGCATTGCAGTCAATCAAATATTCATCGCAAAATCTTTTCTGTTTTTCAGTCACTCAGACTCACCTCCTGTTTTTTGCATTAGAAAAGCACCCCGGAGGGCACTTAAATTTAATATTTAAAATCGTTTATTTTTCAACTTTCACATGCTATAATTATTTTGGTGTATACACATACACGAGGAAGAGGGGTGATAATAGATGAACTTACGGATATTCCTGTCCTAGAATACATATCTAAAAATGTTTCTAAGGATTACGTTCATTAATGTAGCTCGCTAATTGCTACCTCATGCCATCTTTCTTAGCTGATTTTCTCTCTATGCCTGTCTCCGTGCTTGGGTTATTCATGGACGAAAATATGGTAACCCAAGAAAAAATACATGGAGGATAAAGGCATGGGAAAAATTAGCAAAATTATTTTATCTATCTTACTTTTTATTGTAGACACTTATGGAGAGCGTATTTTTAATTTCGTATACACCATATTACTACGTGCTCCACGTGAAATGTTCACTACGTCTTGTGTGATCATTTCGTCCATATTATTAATAATATTTATTAACCTTTAAAAAGTAAGGCAAAAGAGTCGGACTAGCTACCCGACTCTTTTTGTTTTGTAATTTTAAAACGAGCCATCAACTTTCCGCATCAGGCTCACCTCCTGTTATTCTAATTCCAATGAATGACACATATCATGTAAAATTTCCATCAATTTTACTACAGATCCAATTCTTATATGCGTTATACCAGAGTTTTTAACCCATCCTTTTTCATATAAATATCTCCATTCTAAAAAGCAATTGTTAATCTGAGTAAGTTCTGTTTTAAAATTGCTTCTATCTTCAATCCATTTATTGAATTCACCTTCAATACACTTCTTCTGTTCTTCATCTAATCGCTCATACCAAACTTTTAATTTATGACCTCTTCCAGGGAATTCGCCCTTCTTATTATTAGCAACAAGCATCTTTAAATATATTTCACAAGCAACCGCGGATACAGTTACCAACGGTTGCGTTATTGCAAATTCAATTGCTGTTTGACCTTCCACAACCATAGCCTTACGTTTTTCTTCCAGTATTCTTGCTCCTAGGTAATACATATCACCAGTATCCCTCATTGATTTAATATGCTTACATATTTCTTCCAATAATCTTACCTCCCCATTTTTTCAAATAATAACGCATTTTTCTAAATTACGCAACGAAAAAGACACCCGGCATCACCAGGTGTCCTCTCTCGGTTTTATTAGGTTGTGGGGGAACTAATCGAATAATTTAATATCTGTTCATCAATTCCAGTTTATACTCTATCACTTTTTATCCGGACATTGTGGGACATTTTCAAAATATCTTTGAATTTTTTTACGAATATTCTCATCCGTATACTTGGTCCGGCGCTTTGGAAACCTTTGGTTCATCTGATCAGCAACTTTCGGATATGATAAATCATCCAGAAAATACAGCCGGAAGATAATCCGCAGCTCACTCTTTTCTATCGTCTCTATGTATTCATCCACCTGTATCGTCAGCTCCAGGAGTCCCTCTTCCAGCTCCTCCAGTCTGCGGATCCGTTTATTCAGCAGTGATTCTTTCCGAGAAATAGCCGTGACCGGTCTGCCGGTGATCTTAACCGTTCCCAGTGGTTTCTTTCCCTTCTTCCCACATGATACCGAATCCATAACGATTTGTCCATTCAATCTGGATAATTCTTTTTTATTCTGCTCAATTCTTCGCCGCAGATCCTTTATCTCTTCTTTCATATCCGCATACTCAATCAGAATGTTCTTGTCCACCGGCATCTACTCCCTTCGTTACGTCTACTCCCATTTTTTTCAGATAATCATCCACCGTATAGCTCTGATACGGCTTTCTGTGGAATCTCTCACTTGCTCTCCTGTCAATATCTGATTCCAGCTCATCATAATGTTGTTGATCTTCTAGTCTCTGTTTCTTTGTGCTTCCTCTGTTCAATCATTTCTCAGCTCCTTCGTCGTTTTGTTCTCTCTTCCAGATTTCCATTATATCCTTAAGCTGTACGCTCTTATCCCGCCTTGTTCCTCCGGCACTGAAATGGAATCCTGTATCTGTAATCTTTGTGATCCGGCAGCAACCATTACCGCCACCACTGGTATATCGAATCGATACTTCATCACCAACTTTTAATTCTTCGCCTGTTTCCTTGCAAACGATTTTCTTTTCAACTTTGTAATTCATCTACATCCTTCTCCTTCACCTCAAATTTCATATCAATCATAAGGCTGACGTTTTCCTTTACCTCAATTTCCAATGTGCAGCTGTTCGTATTTCCTTCTACACAACAATCAACAATATCTGCAATGGTTTTTCGGAATCCTTCGCTTACTTCTACATGCATTTACTGTTCCTTTCTTAATTTCTAAAAATCACTATTAACCCAATTATCATAAGCAATATCTTAATCACAGCTATGATCCTGTCTCTTATGATTCGGTCATCTTCTTCCCTGTATGGCTCCGGCAATGGTGTCCATGCATTCACAAATACTCCATTTCCATACGAATCAACTTCATATACTGCAATATCCGGAAGTGAAACACCTTCATTGGCGAAAGACACCCGGATATATTTCCCTGCCTCCGGTAGTCTTTCTCCTATTGGAATCCATTCACTTTTTCTTTCTACCAATTCAAAACACTGTTCTTTCCATCCGATCACATATTCCAGAGTATAAGAACCGTATCCGATGCAGTCATCGTTACTGCCTACCTTTCTATACTTAATGGCGTAATATGGTTTTTCTTTCGGTCCGGTCACTACAATGTCAATGTTCTCTACCTTTATCTTTTCCTGCGATTTATTTTCTATCGGCGCATATGTCTTATCCATATTATTCTCCTTTCTTGTACGGAGTCGGCAGGGGCATCCAAGCAATAATTACTTTCGTTGAATACTCATAGATTCCTTCAAAAATACCATTTCCTGCATATCTTAATTCTGTTACTGTACCACTTGAAAATTGCGCTATTACATTCATTGCATTCTCTGGTAATCTCTCACTACATGGAATCCATTTGCCAGGGACATTTGTGTCCTTAGCATCTTCCCTGTCCTCATACATCGCCAGTCTATCCACCAGCTCCTGTTTCTTATTCGGGGACCAGTATCCCGTTTTCATACCGCTTTTTCTTTTATGTGTTAATCTCTCCATACTTTCTCAGCTCCTTTCGTCTATTTTTAGGCATAAAAATACCAACCACCGAATATTGATGGTTGGTATGAATTCTCAATTATTTTAAAACATTTTGTATTAAATATTCATCAGCTTCTTTTGGTTCAAAATGTTCTGGGTTATATATCGCACTTGAGTAATCTGTGCGACCTTTCGTACTGGTATCAGTTATCATTGCTTCTGTGTATCCAATCCTGCGTAATTCATCCAGTACCTCCTTCGCCAGTGGCCTTGAATCAATTTTAAAAAAATCGTTTCTTGTTACAATTCCATTGCTTTCATATGCGCTTACAACTTTTCTCATATCTGCTTTTGTGAACATCTATCAATTACCTCTCGTAAACATATTTTACACAATTATACCATTCCAACCATCAATATTCAATTGTCAAGGTTCGACACCATTCTACATTTCTATTTTTCAATCAATCCCACATACATCTCCTGATCATAAGATCTGCCATCAAAATTATTAAAGTTATCCTTCTTCTTTACTGTCGATGTCCTCTTTCCTTTCTTCATTCCCCGAAATTCCTTATAACCACCAGCCGTTGCCTTCTTCACAATAGCAATCTGTTCCTCCGGCTTATTACTCAAACTCAACAGATCTTCCCTCAGAGCCTGTACCTGTTCCGGAAGAATCGATCCATAGTTATGTTCTCGAACAAGGAGATACATCTGGAAAGCCGATTCAAGTTCCGGAGACTGAAATACTGTATTATTTTTATTATTATTTACTTTACTTTTATTTGCGGATTTTTCCGTGGAATTAGATTCGTTTTTCCCGGAAAAACTATCGCATTTCCCCGGAATATCTTCAAAAAGAGTGCACTTAATAAAAGGTTCCGTATCTTCCTTTTTCAGAAGCCAGTACCTACCTACTTCCAGCGGCTCTTTGCTCTTACGCATTCTTTCTTTAATACCGAGCTGATACCGTCTCTGTATCCCGGCAGAGGTCAAGACCTTGTCCGAACTAAACAGTGTGTTATCAAACAGTGACTTATTTAGCAGGAAGTTCAAGACCTGCTTCACCTTATTTTGATCTATCCCTAATTCGTCAGAAATGATATACAAAAAGTCTTCATCCGCTTTTATGTAATATCCCTGCCTGTAGATCTCACATAATAAAAACAGGTAGATCATCACTCCGTCCGACCTGTATCTGGCCTTGACGATTCTGATCTTATTATCCTCAAAAAAATCTATATCAAATGGAAAGTAAAGAAGGCCTTTGATCTTCGGTCTGGCCATGCTGCACCTTCTTTCCTATCCCTTATATTCTTCCACAGTAACGTCCAGTCCTTCCAATGAAGAATAGACTTTTTTTGCCACTACCATAACAATCTGTGTATCATCATGGTATGCAACGCCGTTCAAGGCATCTGCTACAACTTTTACGATATTATCCATATCCGGCTTCTTAAGCGGAAGTTCCTTTCCATCCAGCATAAGAGCTGTACGTTTCTTACTGGTACTCTTCGGCGGAATAAATCTCGCCACGATCCGAAGAGTTACCGGCTTGCCCCGTTCCAGGAACATTCCATTGCATTTATTCAGGAACCGGTCCTTGATGTAATTTTCGTACAGCAGATCTGTTTCCGGAGTATAAGACATTGTATTTCCGGTATGCTTGTTTCTGACCGTCTTCGCCCTCGCTTTTCCCTGGGGCTTGCCCGGAACATGAAATGTCACAGCATTCATCCATTGCTCCTTTCTTTCCATGGGATAGCAATAAATAATCATCTATCCCATGGAATACTGCATAATCAATAAGTTACATTCGTGATACAATCCAAAAGGAAGTACAAACCTTAAGCAATGACTGTGATCTTATGTTTCTCTAATTCTTCACTCAGTTCAAACTCCAGATATTCCTTGATCTTTTTCATAACTGCATTCTTCCATAAACCACCATCAGCTTCTACCAGTTTAAATGCCGGTCCACGATCTGCATCCTTAATGCGGAAAACATAAGAACTCTCCGGCTGTTCGATTTCTGCAAATGTACGGTATGGTCTCAGCTTGACCGGATTTAATATTACCGGCAACCTGCATAATCGTAACGAGATCATCTGTCTCTACAAAGTTTGCCTGCAGCTCGATCAGAAAACGTTCCTGATCATAATAGCTGTCAAACGAGAACTCATTTACAATCGCCCTGGCATCGATCAGAGTCTCTCTGTTTCTTTCATCAATCAGCCCGGAATATAACAGAACCTTTGTCGGACTTACCACATGGATAATAGAAGATTCCCTTAACTCTTCCGGTTTTCCTTTGATATAATCCACCAGTGCTGTCAGCGTATTCACCTCAATATCTGACGCCATTGGGAATCTGTGATATCTAGTAAGACCATTGTCAGTGCAATAGGTTCTTCCTTCAATCTCTACCAGCTTTGGTTCCATGCTCTTTTCTTTCAAACCTGTAATATACTGTAATGCTTCTTTTAATCCTTCCATCATCTTACTTTTCCTCCTTACGCTTCTCTTCTTCTAAGATCTACAACTTTACTTCCAGCAGTGCCTACAATTTCACCTGTATCTGTATCCACTGCCTTGCCTTCAACTTCCACTACGTTCTCAGGAACAACTCCCGGCACATCATTTACCGACATCTGCCCCGGGATCTGGTTACCCATTTCAATTGCTTCTACCTCGCCGGTCTGCAGGTTCTTGCCCATACTGAAAGCAGTAACAGCTCCGAGTGCCGGTGCAAGTGTTGTCTTCGTCTGTACACCGGTAGCAACAAAATTACGCTCTGCATTCGGTTTAAATGCAATCGTGACCGTAATCTTTCTTGTAGCACCGGCATCCGTGTTAGGGTTCTGGATGTTCTCTGTCACCTCTTCAATGGCTCTGTTCACCTGTGCAGAAAATGCTCCATTTGCAAACTTTTCTAAATCTACATGTTTCATCGCTTATGTACCTCCTGTGTTATTTATTGAAAAACTCCGCTTCAATATCGGATACTTCTCTCTGATCTGATTCTTTCTCAGGATCCGGTGCTTTCGTTTCTGGCTGCACCTCTTTAATCTCCTGTTCTGCCACAACATTATCGTTATCGATTTCGTCTGCAGCATTTTCTACATAGTCTGCGGACCCATCTTCCTGAATAACTGCCATGTCTTTATCAATTGCCTTCTGCAGATCAATACTCATGGTTCCCCATTTACTGATCAACTGACGAAGCATTGTTTTGTGCGCCATACCATCAAAATCTTTGAACCAGAATGAAGAATATTTCCATAAATCTTTTTCTGGAATTTTCCCCTGTTCTAACAGTTCCAACGATTTTGCTCCACCATTCTTATAGAAAGCAAACGAATATTTTTCTGCATGTGCCAACATTTTCTGTTTCGACCAATAAATGCTATGTCTATATCCATTCACTTCCTCGAACATTGCATAATATCCGATTGTCGGAGTGTTTTCTCTTTCATAGTCATCTTCGATCAGATTTACTTCCAGTTCTTCTTCCAGCGGATTATAAGAAATCAATTCTCCTTCTTTTATAGAAATAACATTGATCTTTTTGTATACCCCACTTCTCTTAGCCAACTGAATATATCCCTTATATCCGAGCTGAAACTGTGCTTCTTTGCATCCCTTTTTCTTATTGTCAAAAGGCACCATATAAAACTGTCCAAGCTGTGGCGACGGCGAAAGATTCAAGGCCTCTCCCAATAATGCTGCCGATAAAATACTTGGATTCGTACACTCCTGCAACGCCGGAGTTGTCTGGACTGCAGATACAATACTGGAAATGAATCTTGTTCCATTCTTCCCACCTACAATACTATTAATCTGCTTCTTAACAGCATCCTGCGTAAGATATGCTGCCAGTCCTGTTTTTGTCTGTCTGTTCGCCAAACTGTTATTTACTGCCATGCTTTATTCCACCTTCCAAATTTTAAATTATTCTGTTTCATGTAATCACGTAATGCCAGGATCTGTTCTTTCGTTCCCCATACACGGAAATCTATTCTCATGACCGGTTCTGAAACAACTCTTGTATAGTCATTCTCCTCAGCTTTTTTAGGCGCATCATGAGTATCCGCAGCATCTTCCGGATTCTCTGACTCTTTTCCTGCAGCAGCTTCCTCTGCTTTTCCTCTCTCTTCCTCAGCTTTCTGTCTGGCAAGCGCTTCTTCCTTTCTCTTCTGAATGTCAGCCAGCTCCTGTCCTTTCTTGATCGCTTGCGTAAGATCCAGTGTCTTCTTATAGACTTCCATTGCTTCGAAACTGAATTCCGGCAATCTGCTGATTGTCCCAACTTCCTCGCCGATTCTATACATCATTTCTTTCATCTGGTTTTCTACTTTCGACAGCGTTACTGATGCATTCAGCCACTTCTCATCCCAGATCATTTCAAGTGTCACAAACTTCTGAAAGCCGATAGATTCAAATAGTTCCTGGACCGCTTTCCGCTTTTCTTCTTTCCTAATCTGCTCAACTTCTTTGATCTGAACATCAATTGCACTGATCTGTTCATCAACCAGCGCAAGAACTTCTTTTACTTCTTTTTCAAATCTATTGCATGGCTCCATGCACAGCTTTTTAACACGTTTCCGCTCATCGTCAATTGCCCCGCGAAGCTTATTTAAATTCGCTCTGTCTTTCTTTCCCTCAGAAATAGTCTCTTCTGTAAAGACCAATCCGTTGTACTCTTTCATCTTCTCGGCAATTGCTACCTTCAGTTCCTCATTGTTCCACTTGATTTCTGGTACAAATCCACTTTCCTGTGGACTGAAGATTTTTAACTCCAACATAAAATACCTCCTATATTTCCGGGAGAATCAGTGGAGGCTTTCTCCCGCTCTCCACATATCTCCAAAATTTTTCTTCTTCCTGCTGCAGCATTGTAAGATCAGCTTCCACATCTCTTCTTTCGATAAAGTAATGTTTGACTGTTGTACGCTTTTCGTTGCCCCAGTCGGTATTCAAATGCGCTCTCAGAACTACGAACTGCCAACCGGTTACCAAAAGATAATGCAGTACCTGTATGTAATAATTATCCGGAATCCGATCCTTCCATTTTTCGTACTGCATGGACTGCAGGATATTTGTAGTTTTAATCTCTAAGATTCCCTTGCGACCTTCCTGATCGGTCAGCTCGCCATCAAGAGACGCCTGCATGAACGAATGGTCCTTACTCTGCAGAATCCGGAATTCATGATGTTCTACCTGATATTCCGGATAATCCAGTTTAAATAATTCCCGGATGTATTCTTCTGCTTTCTTTCCATAAATCACACACGGCTTGTCCGAAATGTCTTTCGGTATTACCCTGCCAATCTTTTCTTCAAACAGATCAATATTACTTTTGTATGGATTCATCCCGACTACAGCACTTGCATCGCTGCCACCGATCCCGTTCATTCTGCCTTTTAACCACTGTTGTTCATTTTTGAAATCATAAGCCTTAAAAATATCATTCATATCTGATACCCTGTTTCCGCACAAAGCTGCAATGCTCTATTCCGGTGTTCGCTCTGGTTCTTTAACTGCAGTTTCTTTTTGCTTTTCTTTTCCTCCTGGCAGTCACATGATTCTCCAGGATCTAAATTTGCGCCGCATAACGGGCATTCGTTGTAATACATTCTCTATTCCTCCGCCCAAAGGCTGCCGCCGCACCAAAAGTAATCCGCAGAAAAGCTATATTCTTCCAAAACTGCTTTGCTTGGATCCATGTTGCAAATATGATCACCATCTCCTACCGGCAGACAGTTCACACAATTCTCGCAACATCGGTTATCCGGTTTCGCCTTCTTCTTTCTTCTACTCATTTACTATGTTCTCCTTCTGCAATACAGGAAAATCTTTCAGCATCTTTTCCATCCACTGCTCTGCATCCCGATCACCCAAACCGATAACATCCATATCAAATCCAACCAGCAGGCCTAAAATCACATCTCCTACAATAGGATTCCCATGTTTGTTCGTGTCATAGAAATAACATCCCATCGGATTCACCGGAAGATTCTTCATAAGACCTTCTTCATCTACGATCATGACTACTTTGGTTTTGAAATAATCCAGCAGTTTCTGGGTTCTCACTAACTCTACATATCCGCTGACTTCTTCTCTCAGGCTTTTATGATCAAAATCCAGATCGATGATTGATATCTTATTATCCGTTGTAATTTTCAGCGTCTTCATCTTTTCTCCTCCGCCTGTTTAATGGCTTCCTTTGTAATACTTATCAGAACTTCCTTTGCCAGTTCTTCTGGCATATGTCCGCGAAGTGATCTATACATTGCCGCTGTAACTCCTTTATATTCCTTTATCAGTTCTGCTCCTGATCCAAGTAGTTCTACCTGGCATCCCGTTATTCCGCTGCAAACGGACTGTGATGTTGCTTTAATCATTTGACTAATTCCCTTTCTTCTCATATAATATAGTTGACTAATTTCCAGAGTGCTCCTTGCCTTGCCGGGCTATCGTGAGCGCTCTTTTTAATTTCTTGCAATGTCCTCACCTCCTTCACCTGATTGCATAAAAGTTGACCACACACGCTCCTAATACCGTGATCAGTATCAGCTCTATCGCAATAGTTAATCTCCAACGCCACAGTCTTAAATTTTCGCATTCATCTTCCAGACGCTTGATCTCAAGCTTTTTAATCAGTGGTGTTTCTGGTTTTAAGTTCATACTGCTTGTCCACCTCCCCTACCGTCTAAGCGGTTTTCTCTTTCTGGTATCCCAGATATCCAACAGCTACACGATTCAACTCATTCACGATCTTTGCTCGCTCCTCTGCGGATAATGTAGCCATGTCTCTCTCTACTCCATCGATGATCACGATGTTAATATGTTTCAAAACTGCATCACCTCTTTATAAGTTATGTGAAATGGTTTGTACTTGTTGCGGTTCTTTGGTATAATTTTCCTATCAAATGACGAAAGGAAATAAATATGGATTATTCAAAAATCACACTTATTTTTCGAGAACGTGCCAAGCTCTTTACAATGCGTTTTATTCACCCTGTTTCTGCTAAATTCATTGGACAAGATTGTTATAACTTAAATCATGTGTATAAGTTCATCTATTCCCCTTACGAATTTACAGACACATTAAAGAATGAACATCCGCAACCTTGTGTCTATTACCTTACTGACAATTACCGGCGTTACCGTACATGGAAACGGAAACAATTTTACGATACTAAGGTCTGGCAATTATTTATTTCTATTGTCGCTGCTGTTATCGCTTCTTTAATTACGAACTCTTTACTTAAGTAGTAGTATCGCTATGATTCCAAGTAACACTGCAATAATTATCCGATAGCACAAGACCGTTCTATCAAAATAACGATACAGCTCTGCCAGTTCCGGTTGGATTCCATGAAAATCAAACCACTTGCGTTCATCTTCACTCTTCATTTACTCCCTCCCTTCTTCTGAACCTGTTTCATCTGTTGCTGAAATTAATTCATCCACAGTACATTTCAGAATATCGGCTACTTTCTTAATGTTTTTAACTGTTGGACTCACACTATTTCCCCATTTGCAAATACTGCCCGTCGATACATTTGCTTTTTCCTCTAACTTGTTAATCGAAATCCCACGTTCTTTTGCAAGTTTACAAATATTTTCGTAAATCAAATTCACACCTCCTTTTTCAATATAAGTTCTGAAAAAATCACTAAATATTATTGACTAACCTCTGAAAATATCCTATAATTTGAATTACCACAAACAAATAAATAGCATATTTGCCATTCTGATTATTTTTGCGATTTTTTCAGAACTTGTAATTTTATTATACGCGATATATTCAGAATGTCAAGAAGTTTTTGCGATTTTTTCAGAAAGGGCCCAAAAATATGAAAGAACGTATTAAAAGCTTGTGCAAAGACTATGGAATATCAATGAACAAGCTCGAAGAAACTCTTGGATTCGGAAAGGGGTATATCAGTAAATTAGGAAACAGTACACCTAATGCTACGAAAATAAAGAAAATTGCTGATTACTTCAATGTATCTGTCGACTATTTAATGACAGGAAATGAATCAGATACAGAAAAGTATTATTTAAATGATGAAACTGCACAGGTAGCACAAGAAATATTTGAAAACAAAGAACTGAAAGCGCTGTTCGATGTCCAGAAAGATATGGATCCGGACGACTTAAGAGCTCTGCACAGCATGGCTCTCGCGCTAAAACGAAAGGAACGTGGTGATATTGACGACACCGGATGTTAATGTCGTTCTTATGGACTTTCCTAGTAAAAAAGGAAATGAAATGGTTGTTCCGAACGAGGACGGAAGCTACACGATACTGATCAATGCCGGATTAAATTATGAATCTCAGCTTAAGGCATATGAACATGCCATGAGCCATATAAAGAATGATGACTTTTCAAAAGATAATGTTCAAGAAATTGAATACTACGCTCATCATCTGCACAAAGATCCAGAACCGGCTCAAATCTATCTTGATCGTATTAAGCAACTACAAGCGGAACGAAGACGATTAAAGAAGCGGATTGCTCGTGATCAGAAACGCGTTGAATTTATTCAGGAACATTGTGATATGTTCCAAAGAGCTGAGCATCACTATCTATATGGTGATGACTTATAAATCATAGACAGGTGATAGTAAATGGGATTATTTAAATTTTTATTAGGACAGCCTTCCAGAGAATACAGTGATAACGTAAAGGGAAAGTGGGCTGAAGACGCTTGGTCAGACAAAGATCATCGAAAAATTACGGATAAATACTACCCGCAAATGGAGAAAATCGAAGAACAATGGTCAATAATGTATAATCTTAAAAATTATACTGGAAAGCGCGCTGAAAAATTTGAACAACTTTGTAAAGATAATATATCTTTATATAAGCAGATGGCAACCATTGAAAACTCTTATGGCGAAACTCCTCCACCAAATGCACCAGCTTTCAAGCGTTTAGCTATGCTATATGAAAAGAATAAATTATACGAAAAAGCCGTTTCGGTATGTACTGATGCTTTATTATACGGTGCTTATGCCGAAAACATGAAAGGGCGATTAGCCAGAATGATAAAGAAGGCCGGCCGTACTCCTACTGCCGAAGAATTAAAACTTATAGATAACTAATTTGATTCATCCAGTATCTCTAACCATAAATACACTGCCCTCTTGATACGAAAGTATTTGTATGGCGGAGATATCTGATTGAATAAATATCTTACTTAAGAAAAGAGGTGAAAATATGGGACGAAATTTAACAAAAGAAGAACTTGAAAAGCATAAGCAAGACTCTCTAAAGAAAATGTCCGATTATATTGATTCTTTGATTAATGACCCTAATCCTAAAGTAGGTGGAAAAGCCGACAAACTCAGTTATTGGCTTGAGGATTGGGTGACTTTTCTTAATTTTGAAAATGAATTTTCTCCTTCCAGTTTGCGTACATACAAACGCGGGGAAATTATAAAGGCTCATTTAGGATATAATGTTGGAAGCGAGGAAGGCGGACTACACTACTGCGTAGTAATCGAAAAGAACAACTCTAAAAACTCACCTGTTTTAACCGTTGTTCCGCTTACATCTCTGAAGCAAAAGAATGATATCAATCATCTTCATAAGGGATGTATCTATTTAGGAAATGAACTTTTTACAAGTTTAATGTCCAAAATTTCTTATACGGAAAAATCAGTAGTTGCCAAAGTCACAGAATTAACATCTGCCGTAGCTGCTCTTTCAAATGTATATACAGAAAACGCTCAAAAAGAACGCGACAGAATATCACACGAATTAAAAGTATGCTCCAAAAATGTTACTATGCTCGATCGTATGAAAAAAGAAATTGTTAAAATGAAAATTGGAAGTATTGCTCTTGTTGGACAGATACGCACTATAAGTAAGATACGTATTTACGACCCGAAAACCAATTTTGACATTCTGAGTAAAGTAAAATTATCAAACGAAAAATTAGATTTAATAGACAAAGAAATTATAGCTAATTTTACCGGCAACAGGCAAAGCTAGATTAGTTATATGATGCATTTTCTATTGACAATTGCATATACTGAGGTATATAATGAATATCTAAAACAAAGCCGTTAACCGGCAGTATAAAAGACAAAGCTCCCAGACAACTGGCGAGCAGTATTCATGAAAGACCTCGTAGCAATACGGGGTCTTTTACGTTATATAATAATTTCATAAATAAAAACCGTCCCTGCTACCAACAGGAACGGCTTAATGAATACTATACAGTGCCAAGGCACGATATAACATTCCGTGAACAAGAGTATTATATCACATTTCCCTGGCACCTGCATAGGTGTTATTTTTGTACCCATTTTTGTGCGACATCGCACATATAATTACAGGAAGGTGATACAATGAGCGTAAAATATGCATACGGCTACATCCGGGTATCCACTCATGATCAGGAAGAGATCTCCCCGGACTCCCAGGAGCACCTCCTCCGGGACTATGCATCCAAGAACAATATCGTAATCCTGAAGATCTTCACGGACTTAGGTATCTCCGGAAGGAAAGCCAATAAGCGTCCCGGCTTCCAGGAAATGATCGGACTGGCCAAAGGTGATGATCATCCAGTTGATCAGATCCTGGTATGGAAGTTTTCTAGGTTCGCCAGGAATCAGGAAGAATCTATCGTTTATAAATCTCTATTAAAAAAGCAGCACAATGTAGATGTCGTGAGTGTATCTGAACCACTCTCCGATGATCCTTTCGGTTCACTGATCGAGCGTATCATCGAGTGGATGGACGAATACTACTCTATCCGGTTATCCGGCGAAGTTCTCCGCGGCATGAAAGAAAATGCAGCTCGTGGAGCTTTTCAGGGAGCTGCACCATTTGGTTATAAGACGATTGATAAGACACTTGTTATTGATCCAGAAAAAGCAGATATTGTCCGGCACGTATTTAACATGTATGTAAATGAAAAATTAAGTGTATTTGACATTGCCCGGTATCTGAACAACTTGGGATTCCGGACAATTCGTGGAAATCTCTTCGAACGGCGCACGGTCGAATACATGCTGAAGAATCCTACCTATTGCGGAATGATCCATTGGAATAAGACGGAAAACGCAACACACAGTATTAAAAATAAGGATGAATGGATTGTAAGTCAGGGGCAGCACCCCGCTATCATTTCACAGGAATTATTTGATGCCACACAGGAACGGCTGAAAGCAACCCGCCGACCATCCCGACGGCGAGAACGTCCATCCTCTACATATAAGCACTGGCTTTCCGGACTTATGAAATGCCCTGCTTGTGGAAAGACATTATCTGCCTGCACTCAAAAAAGAGTCAATGGCGAAAAGTACGCCTACTTCTCTTGCTACGGATATGCTCACGGACAATGTGATAAAGCTCACGGTGTGAGTTCATTGGTGCTGGAACCGGAAGTTTTAGCCAGTATCAAAGAGATCCTGGATACCGGAAATATTTCCTATGAATTACACGATTATCAGCCCACAGAAGCCGTTGACGAACGAAGTATTATAAGAGATCGCTTAAACAGTTTAACAATCAAAGAGGAACGAATAAAGGCTTCCTACAGGGAAGGAATCGACACTCTGGAGGAATATAAAAGCAATAAAGCAATTCTTCAAAAAGAACGGGATAATCTGGAAGAACAATTAAAAGAACTGGAAGGACAAAATCCGGAACCGGATCAGGATCCGACCGGCGATATGTTATTGAAAGTCCGAAGCGTCTATGATATTCTTATTTCAGATAGTTATACATACATTCAGAAGAACGAAGCTCTGAAACAGATCGTTGATAAGATTATTTATGATAAAGAGTCAGATTCTTTGAAAATTTATTTTTTTCTATGTCGTTAA